GATACCGGAGTAAAAATTTCTTCTGATGCCTTGCTAATGCTGGGCGCCAAGTCAATCACATCGTTTAACGATGGAACCGACGAGTCATCTGTTTGCGACCGTCTGTATCCAAACGTGCGAGACTCCACACTAATGATGTATCCGTGGAGCTTTGCGTACAAAAAAGTGCAACTAGCTCAACTGATCACCACTCCGGTCACAGAGTGGAAATATGAGTATCAGATGCCAGGCGACCGCCTTGGAAACCCCAGGGAGGCTTATATTACTAGCGGCATCAATGAGCAGCCATTTAAGGATTGGGAAATCCAGGGCGATAAATTGTTGGCCAACGAGCTAACAGTTTACATAGACTACCCGTACCAAACACCAGAGTATTCAATGCCACAATATTTTGTGCAGCTGCTGAAATATATGATGGCGTGGCACATTGCATATCCAATTACAGAGCAGCAAGAGAAGGCGCTATATTGGCAGCGAGTCGCGGTTGGCGACCCATCGGAAAATGGCCGGGGCGGTTACTTTCGCCAGGCAACTATTATGGACAGCCAGGGCCAGCCAACCAAAGTTATTGAGGACTTCAGCCTCATTGCTGTGAGGAACTAATGCCGCGCTTTGTCGAGTTCCAAACAAACTTTTCAACCGGAGAGCTCGACCCGCTGTTGCGTGCGCGAGTGGATTTGCAGTCGTATAACAACGCCCTAGCAAAAGCCACAAATGTTTTAATACAGCCACAGGGTGGCCTGCGTCGCCGCCCAGGAACCAAGCATATCCTTGAGCTGCCAAACAGCTCCACGCCATCTGCTGGCAACGGTGTGCGCTTGGTGCCGTTTCAATTCTCAATCGACGACAGCTATATGTTGTGCTTTACGCACCAACGTATGTACGTCATTAAAGATGGCGTTGTTATTACAGCAATTAACGGTGGAGCCAACAACTATTTAACAACATCGATCACCAGCTCTATGGTGGATGATATGTGCTGGGTGCAGTCTGCCGACACGCTAATTGTCGTTCACCCAGACTTGCAGCCGGTGCAGATTGTGCGTGGTGCCACAGATGCCAGCTGGACCGCAACCACAATAACATTTGATAGCACTCCGCAATATGCATTCAACATTGACTTTCATGCAAACAACGGTTCAACAGTAACGCCGTCCGCTGTTTCTGGAAATGTGACGCTGACCGCATCAACAACGCACCATGACACCGGCTCGGCTCAAGCTGGCACCAGTACCACCATCACACTAAAATCTACAGCAAGTGCCACCGATGACATATACAACGGTATGTATGTCACTATCACTAGCGGCACGGGAGCTGGGCAGGTCCGCTTAATTGAGGATTATGTTGGAAGCACCAAGGTGGCAACTGTTAATGTTGCATTTACTACGGCTCCGACTAGCGCAAGCAACTATGCAATCACAACCTGGACCACTGAGTCGGTTAACCAATACATCAACGCTAGCCCACAGGGTCGCGCCAGAATTGTGCGTTATGTATCCGCAACTGTGGTTGAGGCAATCGTTGAGTACCCATTTTTTAATACAACCGCAATCGACGCTGGGCGATGGGAGCTAGAACACAACTACGAAGATGTGTGGTCAAGCGCCAGGGGCTGGCCACGCACAGTTACGTTTCACGAGGGTCGGTTATTTTTTGGTGGATCAAAGAGCAGGCCGTCCACAATATGGGGCTCAAAGATTGGATTGTTTTTTGAGTTTGTTCCAAGTGAGTCACTAGATGACGACGCCGTTGAGGCGACGCTAGACACCAACGAGCTTAACGTGATCACAGACATTATCAGCTCGAGGGACTTTCAAGTGTTCACTACCGGCGGTGAGTTCTATGTGCCACAGCAGGGAACCGACCCAATCACCCCGCTGACGTTTACATTTAAGAACGTATCGCGTAATGGCACAAAGCCAGGCACCAGGGTGCAATCAGTTGAAACTGGCTCCATCTACATTCAGCGCCAGGGCAAGTCTCTGAATGAGTTTGTGTTCTCTGACACGCAGCTCACCTACATTACGCAGCGGATATCGCTGCTTGCTGGCCACCTGTTGAAGGGGCCACAACGCATAGCTATGCGTCGTGCGTCGTCCACAGAGGAGGGCGACCTGCTCTTGATAACCAACACAGACGACGGCTCGATGGCTGCGTTCTCAATTATGCGCAGCCAGCAAATTACTGCGCCGTCTGAGTTTACAACTGACGGTGAGTTTATTGACGTTGGCGTAGATATTACAGACATCTACTGTGTGACCAAGCGCGTATTTGATGGAACAACCAGATACTTTGTTGAGCTCTTTGGATACGACTACTTTACAGATTGCGCCTTTGTTGGAGCAGCCGCAAGTGGTATTGCGTCTGGTCTGCCGCACATTGGAGAGAGCTTAAATGTAATTTGCGACGGAGTGCCGCAGTCTAACGAAACAGTATCTGCTGGTGGCGCGATTACGTTTGATCGGCCATCTGTCACAAGCTACGAGGCTGGGCTGCCAATTACGGTTTACGTTAAGACAATGCCGGTTGAAATTAAATTGCAAACCGGAAGCAGGGTGTCATTCAAAAAGCGCATCGTTGAAATTAGCGCCATTGTGCAAAACACTCAGAACCTAGAAATCAACAACCAGCTCATTGAGTTTCGTTTGTTAGACAACCCAATGCTAGATTTGCCGGTCCCAACATTTACAGGGATCAAGCGCGTCAACGGTGTGCTAGGTTATGCCCGCGAGCAGGCAATTGAAATTGAGCAGACCCTGCCGCTGAAGATGAATTTGCTGGGCCTCGATTACCGCGTGGCCGTCAACTCGGGAACATAGATATGGCAATCACAGCTGGTCAGATGTATGGTGTAGCGGGGCTCATTTCTTCCTACGGTCAAGCGGAGGCGATGAAGGCCCAGGGCATCTACAATCAAACCGCTTACCTCTTACAGGCCAGGGACACACTGGCAATCGCTGGTGTACGTTCCGAGATGGATTTGCAATACGCAGAGATCCAATCTGGACGACTGCTAAAGAAAGCGGAGATTGAGGCACAAAATTACACCATCGCTGGAAACTCACTACTCAAAAACATGAGGGCCACAAATGCGGCCATGCGTGCCAGGGCAGCTGCGTCAGGTGTTGCGTATGGCGAGGGCTCGGTTGCCGCGGTCCAAAGAGAGAACGTGGCGGCCACATACCGAGACGTTGGCATCCTAGACTTGAACGCGCTGACCGCCAGAGTGATGGGATTCGAGGACGCATCCGCAATGCTGCAATCCGCGGAGCTGCAAAACATTTTGACCCAATACTCAGCGGAGCGCCAGGCTGGCCAATACGAAATGGCAGGCTCAACTGGCCGCAGAATGAGCGGTCTCATGGCAGACGTAACCCTGACCTCTGGTGTAATTCAGGGCGGCAAAACAATTTCAAAGGTATAAAACATGGCAGAGCAACGAATTGAATCTGGTCGCGCACAGATTGCTGGCGTAGGTGGGGCACCACTGCAGCGCGTTGCTATGGCTCCGGTTGACTACGTTGGAGTTCGCGCAGAGGGACAGGCCGCTGGCCAGCTCTCTCAGCTGCTCGAGAGAATGAGCTCCACACTGTTTAAGGAAGCTGGCGAGCTGCGCCAGAAAGAGGGCCTAGAATTTGTGGCCACCAACCCTGTTACCCCAGAGCAGCTAGAGGCTGCCAAGGGTGGGAACATGGGACCCCTCGATCTTGGCAAGGGATTCTCTATTTTTGATCAGGCGGTTCGCAAGGCCAGGGCCATGGAGATTTCTGGCCACTTTGAGATGGAGGGCCGCAACGAGCTCACAAAATTGCTTGTGGATGTTGAAACCGGCAAGGCAACATCCGCTGACGTTGAAACAAAAATTAAGGCTTTTACAGACGGATACACCAAAACAATTTCAACGATTGACCCAGAGGCGTCGTTTAAGTTTCGGGCCACGATGGCCACCCAGGGCAACGCGGTTCTCAAGTCAGCGTATGAGCTAGAGCTCAAGCGAGCCAAGAATCAACGCGTGGCTAAATTTGATATGGACTTTGACAATCAAATGAGATTGTTGGAGGCAGCTGTTAGCCAGGACCCAAACAATATAGAGGGCATAGCTGATGTAGTGCGCAAAAATATTGGAATGCAATCGATGGTATTTGGCGACGCTGCAATACAGAAAGATTACTCAACTAAGTTTGAGGCTGGCCTGCGCAATGCAAAAATTAACGCGCTCACCAAAGTGCTGACCTCAGATGAGTTTATGGTTAACCCAGACGACACCCTAGCCAAAATTCGCAAGGGCGAGATTGGAAACTTGAGCCCGGTACTACAGCAGCTAATTAACTCCGACTTCGATGCCGTGGCGAAGGTAACCGCAAACTTTATGGTTGCGTCTAACCAGCGCGAGACACTGGCCAAACAGAAAAGTGACCGCAATAAACGAGATGGCGAGGCAGCTGCAATTAACCTGCTCGAGCAAATCTTCCCGCTGTCCGAGGGAGACCCCAGGCGTAAGGCCCTGGTTGGCCAGCTCATGGAGCTGCCACCTGGCTCTGTCCCAATTGGCACCATCAAGGACCTGCTAGATGTCAACGTGCGCTCTAACCCAATGGTGCTTGGAAACGTATACAACCAAATTGACAAGGGCGTCATCAACACCAAGGAGCAGATAGACGCATACCTTGGCAAGGGCGTCGGTGGCCAAGACTATGTGTCTTTAATTAAGTATCTCAACGCCGACGACAGACGCGACAAGCGAGACCTTCAGCAGGGCATCTCCAGGCTCGCTGGCATCCCGGTTATACCTGGCCAAATGATTGTGCTCGATCCCAAGGGAGCCGAGTTCCAGAGGCGCCAGGAGCTCGAGGCAGAGGCCCTTCGTATTCAAGCAGACGCGGCCAAGGGCGGGATATCTTTAACCACGTCGCAGATTCTGCAGCAGCTCGAGACCAACATTGCGGCCAGGCGTAAAAGTGAGGCTGCCGTTAGTGCCGCCAAGGCCCTTGAATTCTACGAGAAAAAGGATTGGATTGGTGGCCCAATTACTAGAGAAACGCTGGCCGCGCTTGAGCGCAAGGCTGGAACAGATAAAAACAAATTAAACGAGCTGCGACGTATTAAAACGCTGCTTGACCAAAAAGAAGGCATCGCGCCTGGAGGTGCAAGATAATGTCGTGGTCTGAAATTGAAAACGCATACCTGGACCGCCTAGCGGCCAATGCATTTCCTGGCACGCCACCAGAAGATCAAGAGCAAGTTAAAGCTGCAAGCACAGCGCAGCCAGCTGCGGCACCAGCTGAGATGAGAGCTATCCCGAAAAACGAAACACTGGGCGCTGTTGCTGACTTCGTGGGCCGGGTGCGGGAGATGGCCAACCAATACGAGATTAAGGATTGGGTGCCACTTCTTGGTGGCCTGGGCGTTGGTGATCTGTTGGTGGGCAAGTCTCCAGAGGAGATTGAAAACTGGGCCTACGGCAACGCGCCAATGCGTATCCCAGAAATGAGCAACGTGCCCATTGTTAAGACAGGTCGAAAGCAAAGTCTCGCAGACACCGCGATGCTCGGGCTCGATGTTGCTGGCCCAGCCGTTGGTGTTGGCAAGCTAGCCAAAACAATGGCCACCGAGATTGCTACGACACCACCTGTGGGCGCAATCAAGATTGGCGCTGCAGTTCCGGTCGAACAAGTTGCTGAAATAGCAGTGAAGATTGGTGAGCGCGAAATTAAAGTGCCAGCTGATCAAGCCTCTATTTTATCTAAGGCAATTAAAAATCTAACTCCCGCAGAACAGTTAAAGTTTAAGTCAGACACAGCCAGAACATTTGTTGAGCGTTTAACTGCATTGCCAAGCAAGCAAGAGTTTGGTGCTGCTGCTATTGGTGGTCGCGCCAAAAAAGGATGGTACGAAGGTAGCACCCAGGCAATCGTAAATGTATTTGGTCCAGATGCTAATCGCTTTGCTGCATTGTTATCAGCAACTAGTCCACAGACTAGCGTTGAATCAAACTTGTATAACGCTTTGCAAATTTGGAAAAACTGGACTGCAGCTGGGCGACCAACTGAGCGCGATGCAATTATTAAAGTAATGGGAGAATCGGTACAGGGTGGCAAGGGAGAAGAGTCGGTTTTAGATGCATGGAAAAATAATAGTGTTGCAGCTCTAACTGCCGAAGACCCTGGCAAGTTAATTTTGTCTGGCCCAAAAGTTAATAGCTTTATGTTGAATTTGCAGGGCAATGTTGAAGAGGTTACCAATGATGCTTGGATGGCATCATTCTCTTTGGTGGATCAGAAAATCTTTGGCGGCAGCTTGACAAAAACAGACCCAGGCAAGGGCCCTGGTTATCTTGCCATGAACGCCAGGGTTCGGGAAACAGCCACTTATCTTACTAAACTTACTGGAGAAACATGGACACCAGCAGAAGTTCAGGAGACAATTTGGTCATGGGCAAAAACCCTGTATGAAACGGCTGGCGCTGCCGGGGAAACTAGAAGCGCTGTGCAGCTTGTTAGAGATAACGCAATAACCGATGAGCTGATATCGTCAACCCCAGACTTTAGGACACTTTTTTATGATGAACGATTCGCCCCAATCCTTGAACAAGCTGGATATGGTGAGCAGCTCGCAAGACTTAGAGCAGCTTCTAGTACAAGTGATGTCTCAACAGGAAGTCAAAAGCCAGGAACTGGCAGCCAAGCAGCAGCGATTGATCCAGAAGCTCAGAGAAAGCTCCTTGAACGAAACGCCAAGCGCTTAGACACATTACGCAAACAGCGGGAATTGGCCGCCGCAGAGAAGGCCGCTTTAGAAAAAGGGGCTAAGTAATGGCCATCAAACCACTTGAGCAGCGCTTAGAGTCAATTCTGCCGGCTGCAGATCAGATGGCATCTGATCCCATGGCCCCGGTCGAGCCAATGCCTGGAGAGGCCATAGAGGCCCCACAGATGGAGCTGTTGTCTGGTGAGCCAGGGACTCCCAACATGGAAGACACAACCCAGGTCGCTGGGTTATTTGACAAGATCATTCGTGGTGGAGTTGGCTCGGTTACGCGCAAGGCTCCAAAGGCTGGACGCCAGCTTGTGCCACAGGGTAAACCCGGTGTGCTTCCGGAGCCAGAGAAGATTGGCCGCTTTAAGGTAATCCCAGAGGCAGACGAGCAGCTGACTAAGCAAGTTGGCGAGGCCATAGAGACCCGCCAGGTCTCCGGTGAGGTAGCCGGCAAGCCACCCGAGGAAGCATTTAATCTGTCTCGGTTCCAGACCGAAGACGCAGCTGCGGTTGTGGGTGGAGTAGCCGACGCGCTTGGTATCAAGACCAAGTCTGTGACCTTCGATGAGATCAAGGCCAAGGCAAAGGAAAGCGGAATCTCCGAGGCGTTTCTGTCTAGGTTAGTTGCAGCAGATGGCAAGATGATGCCGTCAGCTGTGGAGACATACAAGGCGCTCGAGGTTCTAGAGACCTCGGCCAACGAGCTGGACCGTCTATTTAAGTTAGTCGCAGATGGCAACGCCACAGACGCACAGAAGCTGCAGCTGCGCCAGCAGGTGGCCTTCCACGGCCTGGTGCAAAAGGGTGTCAAGGGAATCCAGACAGAGACGGCCAGGGCGCTGGCTGTGTTTCGCATTCCCCGAGAGGGCAACGCAGATGTTGTGCGCCAGGTGCTAGAGGAGTACGGCGGCGACCGCTCCCTGCAAGACATGGCCAGGTCCTATCTGACCATAGAGTCTCGCGCAGCTCGCAACCAGATGGTTGAGAAGTCGATGTTCTCTAGCCTCAAGGATGTGTGGTTTACGACATTCATTAACGGCCTGCTAGCAAGCCCGGTGTCCCACGCAAAAAACATCGTGGGCAACACAATGTTTGGTCTATATCAGATCCCAGAGCGCATGATGGCTGGGCTCTACTCTAAGTATTTACCTAAAGCTGCCCGAGAGAGTGCGGTGCCAAAATGGATGGGCGGCAGCTCCGTGTGGGGCGACCTGGTACCAGGCAGCGCAGATGACAAGATAGCGCTAGACGAGGCGCTGACCATGGTTCAATCTTTGCGCAATGCGGTCACCGAGGGGCTGCAGCTATCTGTTACATCTTTTCGAACAAATCAACCAAGCGACTTTGCGCAAAAGGTTGAACTGCAGCGTATGCCACAGGAGGCTCTGGGCGAGACGCTACAGCGGATCACCGGCGTTGGCCAGGACACCTGGATGGGCAAGGCCATGGACTACTACGGCACAGCTGTTACCTTGCCTGGCCGGGCCCTGATGTCCGAAGATGAATTCTTTAAGGGCGTCTTCTACAGAATGCAGCTCAATACTTTAATTGAGCGCAGGGGCAAGGGCGTGTACCGAGACGCAATTGCAAACGGCGTATCGGAGGCAGACGCCATAGCACTTAAGCAGGCAGAGATAGACTCTCTGTTTGCAAACCCGCCAAAGGATCTGGACGACGCCGCGATGGAATTTGCTAGACGCGGCACGTTTACGGGCGAGCTGCCACCAAACCTGGCCGCGCTGCAGAAAGTATTTAATCACCCTGCCCTAAAAATTATGGTGCCGTTCTTTAAGACCCCAGCCAACATTGGCCTCGAGGTAATTGAGCGCACCCCGTTTGCCCCGATATCGTCTAGGTTCCGTGAAGACATTGCCAAGGGCGGCATTTACCGAGACATGGCCCTGGCCAAGGTAACCCTTGGGTCTACCTTGCTGGCCACATTTGCGCTGATGTCTGGTGAGGGAGAGATTACCGGGGGTGGACCAAAGCGCCCAGCACAGCGCCAAGCGTGGGAGCGGACCGGGGCCAAACCATATTCGTTCAAGATTGGCGACAACTACTACAGCTACCAGGGTCTCGAGCCAATTGGGGCATTTATTGGCATGGCCGCAGACTACGCGGAATACGCGATAGAGGAGCCAGACTCAGACAAGGTGGCGCAGGTCTTTATGGGGATGGCATACGGCCTCTATGAGTACATGAGGGAACAGCCATACCTGCAGGGTATTGCAGAGATAACAAAGGCACTGGGGCTCGCTAGGGGCTCCGGAGAGATGGACGGAGAAAAGGTTGTCAACGAAATCGCCAAACAGCTTGGCCAGTTTGTTATTGGTGGGTCTCCGCTGCCTGGAACCTCAGCCCTTGGCGGCGCCGTCGAGCGCCTATTGGACCCTCGGGCCACCAACGTAAACGCAAGCCCGGACCTGCCCATGGGCCTGCGCGGCCTGGTCACAGCTTGGAACCGCTACCGCTCGCGGTTACCGTACTACAACCAGGCCCTGCCAGAGGATCTAAACTTGTGGGGCGACCCAAAGATGCAGGCCAGCGAAAACCCAGCCATGCGTATGCTTGGGATGGTGCTACCTACTAGGGTTTCCCCTGATCAGTTCTCAGATGTGGACGACGAGCTGGTGCGCTTGGGCTCACCCATTGGGATGCCAGAGTCCAAGGTTGGGTTTCAGATTGGCGAGGGCGAGGGGGCCATCTCTGGAAACGTGGAGCTGGATGCCTACCAACGCCACCGGCTGCTGACTATCTATGGCAAGGAGACCAACGCCAAGGACGACATCTTGCGCCTGATCCGCACGCCTGGATTTGATCTGCTATCGAAGGCCGACCAGCAGCAACAGGTCCAGAGTCGGCACTCAAAGTATATGAATATTGCCAAGATGCAGCTTATGTCTGAGGACCCAAGCATCGAGGCCAAGATCATCGAGCTCAACGAATTGCGCCAGGCCCACGGAAACTACTACAAACCTTAATGCCGAACCAATAGAATCTAAACGAGAAAGACCCAATTATGCCCATTCAGATCAACAACGTGCCGCGCAGAATTGTATACGCCGCCTCCGGTGTGGGTCCGTATTCGTTTTCTTTTGAGATCATTGCGGAGACCGACGTTGCCGTGTACCGAGACGACACGCTGCTGACGCTGACCACCGACTACACGGTCACGATCAACGCCAACGGAACCGGATCAATTACCCTCACGGCCACGCCGACGGGGGCGACACAGATTGCAATTGTCGGGGACCGAACCATCCAGCGGGTCACGGACTATGTGACGGGCGGCGACTTCTTTGCCAACACACTAAACGACGAGCTTGACCAGCTCACCATATTTGCACAGCAAAACTCCGAGGCCGTGAGCCGGGCCCTGGTTGCGCCTCAAACTGACCCCCTGACCATTGACATGACCCTGCCTCGCAAGGCAGACCGGGCCGGTAAATACATGGCCTTCGACGTAGACGGGAACCCGGACCTTGGTGTGTCGGTTGTGGACGTGACAGGCATTGCTGGTATTGAGGCTGAGATTGTAATTGTTGCTGGCATCGCAGCCAATGTCACATCGGTTGCGGGCAACGCGGCCAACATCAACACGGTAGCTGGAGACACAGCAGACATCAACTCCCTGGCCACCAAGACGGTCCAGATTGGGGTTATAGGAGACGACCTCGCTGGAACTGGGTGGTCATATGACCTGGGCCTGGTTTCAGATGCGGCCCCTGGTGTGCCAGCTGCGACACCAGATGGCTACATTGTCGCTGTATACAACAACCTAGCCGACATCACTACGGTGGCAAGCGATCTCAATGAGCCGGTATCTGAGATCAACACAGTTGGCACCAACATTACAAACGTAAACTCGGTTGGCACCAACATTGCCAACGTCAACACGGTGGCCACTAACATTAGCGGCACAGACACTATTGGTACAGTGGCCGGCTCAATTGCAAACGTCAACTCTGTTGGCGGTTCAATTGCGAGCGTGAACACGGTTGCCGGTGAGCTGGGCGCTGGCCAAGATGTAACCGTGGTAGCAGCAAATCTTAGCGGAACAAACACCATTGGCACGGTCGCGGGCATCGCCGCTAACGTCACCACCGTTGCGGGTATATCGGCTAACGTAACCACCGTCGCCGGTATATCTGCAGATGTAACCGCTGTTGCCGGGGACGCCACAGATATTGGCATTGTTGCTGGTATTGCGGCAAACGTCACCACCGTCGCTGGAATCAGCTCAAATGTTACTACTGTGGCCGGGGTGTCTTCTAATGTTACAACCGTAGCAAATAATATCGCTGACGTGAATACCGTGGCCAACGAAATTGGTGGCGTTGGTATTTTGGCAGACATCTCTGGCCTGTCTTACGCTGGAAACGCCAACAAGATTCTTGCTGTAAACGCAACTGCCAACGGGGTAGTATTCTCATCTGCTGGGTCTGGCAGTGTCACATCTGTTGACATGACCGTGCCAACAGGACTGCAAGTTGCAAACAATCCAATTACCACATCTGGCACCCTGGCCATAACATTTGCCTCCGGTTACTCAATTCCCACAACATCAAGCCAAACAAACTGGGACACAGCGTACACAGACCGCCTCAAGTGGGACGGCGGGGCCACAGGATTAAGCGCATCAACAGGCCGAACCAGCTTGGGCCTTGGATCGCTGGCCACCAAAAACACGGTGGGAACAAATGATATTGACAACAACGCGGTGACAGTTGACAAGCTGGCCGCAACTCTTGACCTTGGGAGCATTGCATAATGGCTACAGCACTTAAACTTCGCCGCGGCACAACCGTTCAGCATTCAACATTTACTGGGGCCGAGGGCGAGGTCACGGTTGACACAACCAAGGACACGGTTGTCGTACACGACGGCTCAACCGCTGGGGGCTTTCCGCTGGCCAGGGAGTCTGGCAGCACAATCGCTGTCTCTGGTGGAACCGTATCCGCTCCGGGGTTGACTGCATCCGGTGACCCCAACACAGGCATTTACTTCCCAGCCGCAGACACTATTGCATTTGCAGAGGGCGGTGCAGAGTCGATGCGTATCGACAGCGCAGGTAATGTGTATATTGGAAAAACCTCCTTATCCGGTAATACAGTTGGGCATAACTTTGAAGCAGTAGGTACAGCAAACCATGTTGCGTCAGGTGCAACTCCACTTCTTTTAAACCGGCTTGCTTCGGCTGGCTCTATATTAGATTTTAGGCAAGGCAGTGGTAATAATGTCGGCAACATTTCCGTCACCAGCACGGCTACAAGTTACAACACTTCAACTGCGTCAGGTCTTATTGGGGTAGATGCTACAACGGTAGCAATTAACACAAACTCAGCAGAGCGTATGCGTATCACCTCCGCAGGTAATGTGGGGATTGGAACAGATGCGCCTTACCGCCCATTGCAAGTAAAAACAGGAGATGGAACAACAGCACTTGTTCTAAGCCCAACAACAACTACAACTGGAACTGTTGTACGTTTAGATGCCGCAAACGAAACGGGCTCTG